ATATCAATCGTGGTCAAACCATTTTCCTTGAAACCCAAAAACACGCGAAGGCTTCCCTGTAGACGGTGAAGTTCTTGGTACGTACTTTCGATCGCTTCTTGGATCTTTTTAATATTCTCTTCCACGTCAACGGATGGCATTGTAACTATATAAAGTTACTATTCTTTAATATATTAAATGTTGACGCGGACGGGATACCTCGTCACTGAGGGACCAATTCAGGAAATTAAAAAGGAACTGACAGTAAGACCACAGGTCAACAGCGACTATGGATTTCCTCCCCCACCTTTCAAGGTTTTTAGAACAGCTAAGAATGGAGTGTGCGTTCCAAGATTCTACGGAGTTGGTAAGGTGGGAAAGCCCAAGGAGGATCGTCGCCCCGAGCCAGCGAGATCCAGCGCCAAGTTCGTCGGTCAGTTACGAGACGCAACCCACCAGAACGAGGCTCTTGCTGCAGCTATTAGTGCGGGCCATGGTGTTCTCTCGCTCCCATGCGGGTATGGCAAGACCACCGTATCCTTGGCAATAGCGTGTAAGTTGGGCTACCGCACAATGATTGTAGTTCATAAACAGTTTCTCGCAGATCAATGGCGGGAACGCATTCAACAGTTCTGCCCGGGTGCCACGATAGGTATAGTTCAACAAGATAAGAAGGAGACTGATTGTGATTTTGTCATAGCCATGCTTCAATCCCTGTCCCTCAAGGAGTATTCCTTCAGTGATTTTGACTCCATTGGTACACTGATCGTGGATGAAGCACATCACATTTGTGCCAAGGTCTTCAGTCAGTCCCTCTTCAAGATGTGTCCCAAGCACATTTTTGGTCTTTCGGCGACACCCGAACGAAAAGATGGTCTCACGAAGGTTCTTCATTGGTTTATGGGACCCACATTCTTTGCGGTAGAGCGAAAGAATCAGGAACAGGTTGAGGTATTTCCAGTAACTTATGAATCATTCAACTACAGAAACCCTCCACCGTGTACGAGAAACGGTAAACTATCAATGCCCAATATGGTCACAGAAGTTGTTGAAGACAGGAAGCGGAATCAAATGCTCGTTCAACTCGTGAAAAAAGCTTCTGCGGGAACGAGGCAACTCCTTGTTCTCAGTGATCGTCGGTGGCACTGTGAAATGCTCCACCAATGTTTCCCCAAAAACTCAGGACTCTACATGGGTGGTATGAAAGAGGCTGACCTTCAGGCTTCATCACAAAAGAAGATCATCTTTGCCACCTTCTCACAAGCCCACGAAGGTCTAGATATCCCAACCCTAGATACGGTTATTTTAGCGTCCCCAAAATCCGATATTACACAAAGTATAGGTCGTATTATGCGAGAGACTAAAGGTAAAAAGAACAATCCGCATATCTACGACATCCACGATCCATGGTCCATATTTACAGCTATGTACTATAAGAGAATGAAAGTGTATCGACAGGGTGGTTTCAAAGTCCACGGTAAAGTTGAGGAGGAAAAGAAGGACGAATTCCCTCAGGGAAAGTGTCTGTTTTTATAATCTATCTAATAAATAAATGTCGGGTGCATTAGTTCAACTCGCATCAAAGGGTGCGCAAGACGTTTATATAACGAGTGAAACTGGTATGTCACTCTTCAGTATGAAGTACAAAAGACATACAAATTTTTCTCAAGCTCCACGATTGATCAAAGAAATTACAACAGAAAACAGTTCTATAATTATTCCAAGTTGGGGAGATATTATAAATTCTGTCTGGTTCGAGGGTACGGATCTTTTGACAAAATTTGACGGTGCAACAATTGACTTCTATATGGGTGGTATTAAAATTGATTCGCACCCATATGACTTTATTTCTGATATATGGCAAAACTATTTGGCAGAAAACTTTGTAAAGGCACAAGAAATTTTGAACAAAACTTCACAATCGAACAATATGTTTATTCCGTTACATTTCTTTTTTTGTGACAATGATATGTTTTTACCTCTCGTAGCGCTTCAATATCATGAAGTTGAAATTCGAATAAACTTTGTTAATCAAAATGTATCTGGTGTAAAGTGTTATGGAAATTATATTTTCTTGGATACCGAAGAAAGAAACAAATTTATTAATACTCCAATGGATCTCGTGATTACACAAGTTCAGAAAATAAACGATGCGATACAATTACCTAAAACAACGCTTGATATATCACCATTTAATCATCCGGTTAAAAGTTTATTTTTTGGCTACACCGCACAAGGTGGTGTCATAGAAGAAGATAAATTATCATTTTCAAGCGCTGATATATACCTAAATGGTACAGCTCTTTTAGAAAATATGTCCCCTCTATACTTTCATATAGTTCAAAACTATAATAGTTCTAAATTTGGTCTCGTAAACTTTGTGGAGACTGAAAAATGCCCACTTTATACACGTTATTTTGCGTATCATTTTTGTAAAAATGCATCCGAATATAAGCCAACTGGTACGTGTAATTTTAGTAGACTCGATAACGCTAAAATTGTAATACGAGACATCGTTAGAGGAACAAACCGTCTAAGTCAAAATGAGATCACAATATACGCCGTAAATTATAATGTTCTCAGAATACGCAATGGACTTAGTGGTATTTTATTCGCTAACTAATAGTAGTAATGCCATTCATTGGTAATGCTGGTCGGTTCAACCATATATTTTTAGCTGAACTCAACCAGGATAATACAAACAGTACGATTACGATTGGTAGAGATGCAGGTAAGACGTGTCAAGGTATAAACGCGATCGCACTCGGGTCAGAGTCGGGTAAGACTTCACAAGGTGAAAAGTCGGTGGCCGTTGGCTATCACGCGGGTAGGGACAGACAGGCACTACAGTCGGTGGCTGTTGGACAAGAGTGTGGTGAAGTGGGTCAAAATACACAATCGGTTGCTATTGGTTATAGATCGGGTCAATCCATACAGGGTTCTCAATCAATCGCCGTGGGTTTTGAGTCGGGTCAAATTGGTCAAAATGCACAAAGTATCGCAGTCGGATATCAAGCTGGACAAATTGGTCAGGGTTCGCAATCTATCGCTATAGGTCACCAATGTGGGCGATTAAATCAAGGTAATAACAGTATTGTTCTGGGTTTTGGGACGGCGGAGGTAAATCAAGGTGACGAAACACTTGCATTTGGTTTTCAGGCGGGGCAGTCCAATCAAGGTGATCAGGCAACCGCCGTTGGTTATCAAACTGGACAAATAGACCAAGGAATACAGTCTACAGCTCTCGGTTATCAGACAGGTCAAACGAGTCAAGGACCTCAATCGGTGGCTTTGGGAAATCAGTCGGGACAAAATCGCCAGGGAAGTCGTTCGGTCGCTGTAGGATACCAGTCTGCGCAGTCTCACCAACAAGTTAATTCTGTGGCCATTGGATATCGGGCCGGACAAACTTCCCAGGGTTCTGAATCTGTAGCTATTGGTTATACGGCGGGTGAAATATCACAAAACGCTCTATCGGTTGCCATAGGCTCTAATGCAGGACAATTGTATCAGGGAACTCAATCAGTTGCAGTGGGTGATAACGCCGGTGAAATATCACAAAATATACAATCTGTGGCGGTTGGTTATCAATCAGGGCGCACATCGCAAGGTATCCAATCGGTCGCGGTTGGTTACAGATCGGGGCAATCCACACAAGGATCCCAGTCTGTAGCGGTGGGTTTTGAATCTGGGCAAGTTGGACAAAATGCACAAAGTATTGCAGTTGGATATCAAGCTGGACAAAGTGGTCAAGGTTTACAATCCATCGCCATTGGTTATCAATGTGGTCGTTTAAACCAAGGAAATAACAGTCTTGTTTTGGGATTCCAATCTGCGGAAGTAAATCAAGGTGATGAAACTCTCGCATTTGGTTTTCAATCTGGACAATCAAATCAAGGTGATCGGTCAACTGCGGTTGGCTATTTAACTGGTCAACTAACTCAGGGTTCTGAATCGGTGGCCGTAGGTTATAAGTCTGGACAGACTAGTCAGGGTAATGAATCGGTATCTCTTGGATATCAGGCTGGTGCGACATCACAAGGGAATCAATCTGTGGCCATTGGTCACAAAGCTGGTGAGACTCAACCAGCGTTACAGACAGTAGCGCTGGGCTTTAGTTCCGGTCAAGTAGGTCAAAATGCGTTTTCTATAGCCATTGGATCTAATGCTGGTCAATCTGTACAAGGTACATCAACCATTGCAATTGGTACAAATGCTGGTCAGTATAAACAAAATGCACAGTCTGTTTCTATAGGGTATCAATCTGGTCAATCTGGACAAGGTACAAAAACTACAGCCGTTGGATTTCAGTGTGGGCAGACACAACAAGGCGAAAAATCTGTAGCTATTGGTTATGAATGTGGCCAATCGTCGCAAGGTATACAATCCGTGGCTATGGGATTTAGATCTGGTCAAACAAAACAAAGAGAACAATCCGTGGCCATCGGGCATCAATCTGGTATGACTTCACAAGACAGTCAGTGTGTGTCAATTGGTCTAAATGCGGCTCAGTACAGTCAAAACACTCAATCTGTGGCCATAGGCTACCAGTCTGGGCAATCCGGTCAAGGATCTCAATCTGTGGCTATGGGCTACCAGTCTGGGCAATCCACCCAGGGGTCCCAATCAGTCGCTATCGGGGCATCTTGTGGTACGTATAATCAGGGGGTTGGTTGTGTGGCTATAGGTTATGGGGCGGGGCCTAGTCATCAGAACACAAACTCAATAGCTATAGGTTATGGGGCGGGGGGAACTAGAGTGGGATCTTACTCCATAGCTATGGGCTACGAAGCGGGGACAACTACGGAATCTTACTCCGTAGCTATAGGCCACAAAGCGGGATATAATAATACAGGATCACAAAATATCGCTATAAATAGTACGGCATTAGAGCTTAACACTACAAAATCCAACGCCTTTTTTGTAAAACCCATTGGAACCAATATAGCTTCTGCAGCTCTCTATTGGGACTCGAGTTCGGGTGAGATCCACACAGTCTCCTCCGATGATCGCGTCAAGGTCAACGAGGTCCACATCGAAAATGCCACAGACACCCTCCTCAAACTCAAACCCCAAAACTATGATAAGTTGGAAGATATTGGGAGTTCAAATGTCATTGGTCATGAATCGGGTCTCATGGCTCAAGATCTATGGTACGACGCACCCGAATTGAGACACATGGTTATCTTAGGTAAGGGGGCGGAGCCAACTGAAGAAAAGCCCCTGGCACCTTCAGATGACCCACAAGATGATCCAGACTACAGTGCTTGGGGTCCCAAACCCTCAACTGTGACTTATCACCAACTCATTCCCTATCTCGTGAAGTCTATACAGGAATTGGAGACAAGAATTAAAGTTTTAGAAGGTGGTTAAAGTTAAAAATGTCTCTTATTAGTAGAGATGTCTGGCGCTCTTGTTCAGTTAATATCCAGGGGCGTTCAAGATGTATATATCACAAATCAGGAGAGTGGTACATCCCTCTTTAGAACAAAATACACGCGTCAAAAAAATTTTTCACAGTCCCCCAAACTGATAAAGAAAAATCTATCGAGTTCGGATAACACAATCACAGTTCCAACCTATGGTGATCTTCTCGATGGTATTTGGTTAGAGGGTGATGACCTTCTTACTAAATTTGACGGTGCGCGTTTTGACCTGTATATAGGTGGTACACTCGTTGATTCGCAAACATATGACTACATGACGGGTATATGGCAAAATTATTTGGCTGACACATACACGAAATCTCAAGAAATCAATAACGCGGTTTCAAGTTCTAACATTAATTTTCTACCACTTCATTTTTTCTTTTGTGACAACGACATGTTTTTACCCCTCGTGGCACTTCAATACCACCCAGTAGAAATAAAAGTCACATTTGAAAATCACGCAGCTACCAACGTTCGCGTGTGTGGAAGTTATATATTTTTGGACACCGATGAACGGGAGTATTTCGTGAATAACAAATTAGAATTTCTCATCACACAGGTTCAAAGACATGCATATACAGATCCTAAAATTGATCTTTCTTACTTCAATCATCCGGTGAAAAGTATTTTCTTTGGTTTCAAGGCGAAGGAACGAACCCTTGTAAATGATAAATTTACATTTGATACGGCTGACATAATTTTAAATGGCTCACCATTGGTTGAAGATATGACCCCAGTCTATTTTCACACTGTACAAAATTACAAATATTCCAAGTATGGTATTATCCAATACGATGAAATTGAAAAGGCTGCTTTTTATACTAGATACTACGTGTATCACTTCTGTAGAAATGCATCTACACACACACCGAACGGTACTTGTAATTTTAGTCGTCTCGATAATGCAGAACTTGTGATTAAAAATCCAGTAAAAGGAAGTAGTAGAACAAATGAAGATATAGTTGTTTATGCCTTAAACTATAATGTAATTCGTATCCAGAACGGAATGGCTGGAATTTTATTCGGAAACTAATATATATGCCGTTCCTTGGCAACGCCGGGCAACTCACGCATATTTTTGTCACCACTCTTGGCGAGAACAATGGTAATGGTGACAAAAATGTATCTATCGATGGCGCTGTCAAAGCAAGTGATTTTCAAATACAAGCGGGTTCGATAGCAAATATTGCCCCAAATCTACAAGCGGTAATGGAACAGTCCGCCACCACGTCGGTGACCCTACAACTGGCAAATCCCACTACGAGTCTTATCGCTTCAGGTGAAGTCATAGCTACCACTTTCAGGGGTTCTGGGTCGGGTCTTACTAATATACCAGCCGCTGTTATTACTGGTTCCTTATCATCTCAACGTATCGGTGCTGCAACAATCACAGCAGAAAAACTCGCAACAAATGCTGTGATAACAAATAAAGTCGCTGATTCGGCAATAACAACATCTAAAATTGAGGATTTAAGTGTAACAGGTGATAAAGTTGCCAACTCCACAATAACAGCAGCTAAAATAGCCAATGGAAGTGTCACTAGTGAAAAAATTGCAAGTGGTGCGGTGACTGCAGATAAAATCGCACCGGGTGCCGTTGGTACAGCTTTTATTGGAGATGGTAATGTCACAACCCCCAAAATAGCTGATTTAGCTATTACCACCACAAAACTTGCCGATAATGCCGTGACGACGGCTAAACTCAATGATTCATCTATTACCACATCCAAAATAAATGACACATCTGTGACAACCGCGAAGTTGGGTGACGCCTCTGTCACGACCACGAAGTTAGGTGATACATCGGTGACAAGTACAAAATTGAGCGCCGCCGCCGTGACGACTACGAAGATTTCCGATCAAAGTGTCACCGCGGCAAAGATAGCGAATGGTACGATCACAGGTACACAGATTCAAGACCTCGGTATACCACTCTCAAAACTTGAGTCAACTGAATTAACACTTGGGCAAATTGAAAACAATGAAATTGCGGGTTCAAAACTCCAAAGACACACAGTTACTGGTGGAAGCTCTTCACTCATAGGTGATAATAGAAGTGAAATAGGTCTACTCACAATTCACAATGATAATATTCAAAATGCTACAATAGATGTCGGTAAATTGAACAATACAGTCACCTTACAAGCGGTTACCACAAAAGGTGCATCAACTGACCGGGTTGTAAGTATTACAAACACAACGCCATCTACATCTACAGGGACTGGCGCTCTCACAGTATCTGGAGGTCTCGGTGTTGCCGGAAATGTTTACGCGACCAAATTTATTGGTAATGGTTCGGGACTTACCGGTCTCCCATTAACACTTCAAGAAGTTACCGAGGGTGATGCATCAACTGACCAGGCTTTAAGTATTACAAACACAACGCCATCTTCATCTAAGGTGACTGGGGCTGTCGTAATAACCGGTGGTCTCGGTGTTGGTGGA